CCTTGAGGTCGGCGAGCGTCACCGGCTCGCTCGCCGGCGCGGCGAGGAGGGTCAGGCCCATGGCGGGCTCCTTCGCGAGGGATGGGGTGGGATCGGGAGGGGGGCGCCCCCGGCCGGGGAGAGGGAAGCCGGGGGCGCCGTTCGGCACGGCCCGTCGGGAGGACGGGCGGTCAGGCCGTGCCGAATTTCAGCAGCTTGATGGCGTCGAAGTCCTGGACGCCGCCGCCGACGCGCTTGGTCGTGTAGAACAGCACGTAGGGCTTGGCCGAATAGGGATCGCGCAGCACGCGGATGCCGATCCGGTCGACGACCAGGTAGCCGCGGCGGAAGTCGCCGAAGGCGATCGCGAAGCTGTCGGCCGCGATCGCCGGCATGTCCTCGGATTCGGCGACCGGGAAGTTCATCAGCGTCGCCTGCGCGCCGGCCGCGGCCGGCGGCTGCCAGAGATAGGTGCCCTGGGCGTCCTTCAGCTTGCGGATCTCCGCCTGGGTCTTGCGGCTCATCACCCAATGGGCGTTCTGCCGGTAGCCGGATTTCAGCGCATAGACCAGGTCGACCAGCTTGTCGGACGGGTTGGACGCCGCGAAGGCGCCGGAGACGCCGGTCGCCAGATAGCCGAGATTGCCCCAGCTCCAGGACGCATTGGCGACCTTGGTGTAGGCCAGGAAGCCCTTCGGCTTGGCCACGCCGTCGCCGGTCACGAAGGCGGTGCCCTCCTGCTCGGCGAAGGCCTGCTCGACCTCCTCGGCGATCCACTGGTCGATGTCGACGGCGGCATCGTCGAGCAGCGCGCCGGTCGCCGACGGCATGGCGTAGAGTTCCATGGTCGGGAAGGCGAGCAGCTGCAGCTGCGGGCTCGCGGTCTCCGGCCGCGACGCGGTCTCGGCGACCCAGCCGACCGCCGGCCCGGTCGGCGAGAAGGGCTTGTTGTAGACGGAGGCCGAGACCTGGCGGTTGCCCGCGATGGCGCGGATCGGCGACAGATCGCCGAGCCGGCGGGTCACCTCACGCTCGAGCTCGGCCGGCACCAGATAGCCGCCGTCCTGGTTCGAGCCGACCGACAGCGCCTTGGCCTCGATCTGCTTCAGGCCGGTCTCGACGCCGCCGCGGACATAGGCGTCGAAGGCGCGCTTGTGCTCGGTCGGCTCGGCGCGCCGGTCGTCATTGCCCGCGCCGAGGCGCGGCCGGGCGGCCTTGAGCGCCAGGTCGTCGACGAGCCGCTTCTGCTCGTCGAGCGCGCGGTCGATCCGGTCGAGCTTCTCGACCGTGACCACGTCGGGCGCGCCGCGGCGCTCCAGTTCGGCAAGCCGGCGGTCGTTGGTGTCGCGGAACGCCTCGAAGGCGCCCATGAAGTCCTGGAAGGCGAGCGTCACCTCGGCATCGACCGGGCGGGCGGCGGCGGGCGGAGCGGCGGCGGCCTTGGTTTCGGGAGCCGCGGTCTGGCAATCGGTCATCGCATACTCGTCGGGTTCGAGGGTCTCTGGGAAGCGTGGGGGGTGGGGTTGGCGGCCCGGTTCAGGGCCGGGTCATGGATCGGGCGGCGGCCCGGATGGTGCGGGCGAGCCGGAGGCCGTGCGGCGGCGCGGCGGTCTTGACCGCCGAGACGCGGGCGTCGGGCAGCATCGGGAAGGTGACCAGCGAGATCTCCCAGAGGTCGATCTCGATCAGGCGCCGGCGGGCGCTGCGCGGTTCCCGGACGGCCTTCACGGTCCGGAAGCCGATCGAGAGCCCGTCGAGCACGCCGGCGCGCAGCAGCGCCAGCGCCTCGCGCGCCCGGCCGATCTCGGGCAGCAACCGGCCCTTGACCCGCAGGCCGCGGCCGTCCTCCTCGACCGACAGCCAGCGGCCGATCGGTTCGGCCGGATCGTGATGCCAGAGCATCTTGATGCCGCCCGCGCCGCGCCGGGCGATCGAGGCCGCGAAGGCGCCGCGCTCGACCTGGTCGCCGGCGAGATCGACCGCACCGAACAGGCTCGCATAGCCGGCGAAGCTGCCATCCGGATCGACATCGGCGAGCGGCGCGACGGCCCGCTTCACCTCCGGCGCGGCGGCCAGACCCGCCATGTCAGGCGGCCTCCGCATCGCCGGGCTTGCGCCGGACGCGCACCCGCGCCCGGCGTCCGAGCGCCTCGGCGAAGCGGGCGAAGACGGACTGGTGGTCGGCCCGCGCGGGCCGGATCAGCGCGATCAGGGCGGTCATGCAACACCTCTTGGGGCTGGGAAGACGGATCGAAAGCCGCGCTCACGCCTCGTCGAAGACGCGGGTCAGCCGGGCGATCGCGGAAACGAAACGGATCGAAGGCCGCGCTCATTCCTCGTCGAAGACGCGCGTCAGCCGGGCGATCTCGGAAACGAAGTCGTTGAAGCGGCGGTTGGAGGCCGCCAGTTCCTTGCAGGTCCAGACGAGCAGCCCGCTCGCCCCCGACGCCCACAGAAACAGCGCCACATGCGCCAGGTCCCCACGCTCGGCGAAGACCGCAAAAAGCTCGTTCATGGCCACCTCTCTCGGCTTTGCGGCGCGCCCGCGCCTCTCCCCCAAGGGCCGGAAGGGGATGGAATCGAGGCCCCGACGGTCGCCTTTTCCCCGATCCATCAACGGGTTCTCCCCTTCGCCCCCCCGTGGGGGGAGAAGGTGCCCGAAGGGCGGATGAGGGGGTCGATCCCGCGTCAACACGATCAGCCCGCGGTCCGGCTCACCAGGTCGCCCGCCCCGACCCCGTCCCTACCCGCGCGGCCCGTAGCCGACGGCGGCGCGCTTCTCGTCCTCGGAGAGGAAGTCGGCGGCGGCGATGCGGGTCCAGATGCGGTCGCGGTCGGCGGCGAGCGCCTCGACGGCGTCGGTATCGTGGGCGAACCGGACCGGGCGGTCGGCCGGGCTCAGCCAGGCGGAGAGCGCATCGGCGGTGCGGGCGGCGAGCGGCAGCACGGTCTGGTGCCAGAAGGCGCGGTTGGCCTCCTGGTAGTTCGAATAGGTGTTGTCGCCCGGAATGCCGAGCAGCATGGGCGGCACCCCGAAGGCGAGCGCGATCTCGCGGGCGGCCTCGCGCTTGGCCTCGATGAAGTCGAGATCCTTCGGCGAATAGCCCATCGCGCGCCAGTCGAGCCCGCCTTCCAGGAGCAGCGGCCGGCCGGCATTGCGGGCGCCCTGGAAGCCCTCCTCCAGTTCCCGCTTCAGCCGCTGGAACTGGTCGTCGGTCAGATTGCCGCCATCCTTCGGCTGATAGACCAGCGCGCCGGACGGCCGGGCCGAATTGTCGATCAGCGCCTTCGCCCAGGCGGAGGCGGCGTTGTGCACGTCGAGCGAGACCTGGGCGGCCTCCAGCGGCGCCAGGCCGTAATGGTCGGAGAGCGGGTGGAACAGCGCGAGCTGCAGGATCGGCGGCGGCGCGCCGGGCCGGTCGGGGCGCAGGAAGCGATGCGTGCGCTCGCCGACCGTATAGTCCCAGGCCTCCGGCCAGCCCTCCGGCCCTGGCACCACGCGCACCCGGTCGGGGCGCAGGGCATGCAGTTCGCGCGGGACCCCGTCCACGTCGACCCGCTCGATCCAGGCATTGCCGGCGACCAGCAGGTGCCCATAGACCGCCTCCATGAAGGCCCGGCCCGACTGGCCGGGATGCGGCCGCGCCAAGAGGTCGAGCAGCGGATGCGCGTCGAGTTCCGCCGCGCCGTCATAGGCGATCCAGGTCATCGAGGCCGCGCTTTCGGCGATCAGCCGCACCGACCGATGCACGACCGGATTGCGCAGGAAACCCTCGCGCGCCAGGGCCGCATAGTCGCGCGGCGTCCAGACCGGCCGGCCATGCGCCTGGAAGGCGATCAGCGGCGCAGTCCGCGACGCCTTGGTGTCGGCGGCGGCCGCGCGGCGGCGCAGCCCGGCAAGCCAGTCGAGGCGGGTCATGAACGTCTCCGAAGGATGGGGGAAACAGGGAAGCGGCCGCGTCGACGCCCGCGACATGGACAGCCCCCCGCGATGGCGCGGCCGCAACAGTCCCGGGTATGCGCATCAGTCCCGGGCTTGCGCATCAGTCTTGGGCTTGCGCATCAGTCGTGGGCTTGCGCATCAGTCGTGGGAGGCACACCCGATCCCCCCGGTCGCATCCCCGGACAAGGCCCGCAGGGCCGCCGATCCGGGGCCTACTCGCATCGCAGCAGCATCAAGATCACATGTATTGACAGGTACTTGTGGCGCGCTGCCAGCAGAGTAGGTCCCGGCTCTCCGCTGTCGCTCCGGCCGGGAATGCGGTGCGAGATGGTGCGCTCTGTCCCGGATCCGCGGGCGCGCCGAGATCTGCGTGGGCATGCCGAGATCTGTTCGCGCATCCTATGATCTCTGGGTGCATCCCACGATCCCCCGGTCGCATCCCCGGACAAGGCCCGAAGGGCCGCCGATCCGGGCCCCACTCGCCTCGCAGCAGCATCAAGATCGCGTTTAGCAACAAGCACTTGCGGCGCGCTGCCAGCAGAGTAGGTCCCGGCTCTCCGCTGTCGCTCCGGCCGGGAATGCGGTGCGAAATAGTGCGTAACCCGCCGGATCCATGGGCGCGCCGAGATCTCCATGAGCATGCCGAGGTCTCTCCGCGCATCCTATGATCTTTGGGCGCATCCCAAGATCTCCCGGGGCGCATCCTAGGATCTCTGGGTGCATCCTAAGATCTCCCCGGTCGCATCCCCGGACAAGGCCCGCAGGGCCGCCGATCCGGGGCCCACTCGCCTCGCAGCAGCGTCAAGATCACATGTATTGACAGGCACTTGTGGCGCGCTGCCAGCAGAGTAGGTCCCGGCTCTCCGCTGTCGCTCCGGCCGGGAATGCGGTGCGAGATGGTGCGTT